GGCATCGACATTGAGGCGCCGGTATTTAACATCAAGATTTCGCGCACTGAAATGAAGGGCGAGCTGTGCCTGGAGAGCGTGCCGCCGGAGGAGTTTTTTGTAAACAGAGACGCGCGCAGCATGGATGACGCCTACGTCGTCGCCCACCGCACTGACATGAGAGCCGGCGATTTGATTGAGATGGGCTTTGACCCGGAGGTCGTGCTTAACCTTGACGGGTTGGAAAGCGGCTCGGAAATCACTGAGGCTGAGGTGTTTGAGCGCCAGGGATACGACGAAGATTTCGCTGACGAAGACAGTCTAGACCCGGCAATGAAAAACGTGACGGTGACGGAAGCCTACATGCGCATAGACATTGACGGCACCGGCGTTCCGGTTTTGCACAAGTTTCTCTGCGGCGGCACGAAATACGAGCTGCTAGACTTTGAGCCTGTGGATGAAATACCGCTCGTAAAGCTGGAGATTGATCCAGAGCCGCACAGCTTTTACGGGCGCAGCTTGTCGGAAATCATTTTCGACGACCAGGACGCAAGCACGGCCGTGCTCCGGGGTATTCTCGATAACGTCGCGCTGACAAACAGCCCGCGCCTAGGTTTTCTGGAGGGCTCCGTAAACATTGACGACCTTATGAATGCAGAAATTGGCGGGCTGGTCAGAATGCGCCAGCAGGGTGCGATACAAGACTTGTCAGTGCCGTTTACTGCCGGGCAGACGTTGAGCGCCCTCACCTACATGGATAAAATGGTGGAGCAAAAAACCGGCGTCACGCAAAATATGGCGCTCAACCCGGACGCGCTGCAATCAACAACCAAGGCGGCCGTGACGGCGTCAGTTGAGGCTGCAGCGGGTCAAGTTGAGGTGATGGTGCGCAACCTGGCAGACGGGCTGCGCGACTTGTTTCGCGTCATGCTGCGGATCATGCACAAGAACGTCGACGAGGAAAAGCTGATGCGCATGAATGGCATGTTTGTGCCGGTAGATCCGCGCGTGTGGGATACCAGCATGGACATTGGCATAAACGTCGGGCTCGGCACTGGGCGTGAGGATGAGCGAGCGGCGGCGTTGCAGCAGGCGCTGCAGATGCAAATGACGATTTACCAGACATACGGCGCGCAAAACGGCTTGGTGAGCCTAACAAACATTCGCAACACAATCGCCGACATGATGGCCGTCTCCGGCGTGCGCAACAGCGATCGTTACTTTGCGCCCATCAATCAAGAGATTGAGCAGCAAATGCTGGCTCAGGCGCAAGCTCAGCAGCAGGCGCAGGCGCAGCAGCAACAGCCAGATCCAAACGCCGCATACCTGCAGGCGGAGCAAATGAAGGCGCAAGCGAAGATGAACAGCGACATGATGAGGCTGCAGCTTGAGGCTCAAAAGGCAGCCGCCGAGGATGACCGCAAGCGTGATCAAATGGCTCAGGATCTTCTGGTGGATGCCGCGAAGGTTTACGGACAATACGGCACGCAAGTTGACGTCGCACGCATTAAGGCTGAGCAAGACAAGCTGCGCACGGTCGCGAACATAGCCCAGGGTGGCGCTCAGTAGAGCCCACTCCTCGCAAATTTTCGGAGCTTACGACTAGGCTGTGGTAATATAATACCCAAGCAATGATTTGGGTATTCACTTGAGTACAGACATAAGAATAGCGGCTGAAGAAGCCAAGAGGTTGAAGAACGACACCGCCTTCAAGCGGTTCGTCAACGACGTTCGCGAGCAGCAAAAACTGGTGTTCGTTAGCAGTGCCGCCGACGAGATTGAGCGGCGAGAAGAGGCGCACGCAATAATACGAGCGCTTAACCAGATCGAGGTGAACCTTGACGCTGCAATTGCGGCAGAGACACTTTTAGATCACAGACAAGGAAACTAGCACCGTGGAAACGACTAGCAATATGGATGCTGCCGTCGAGCAGCTTTTACAAGTACCAGACACACCTTCTGAAGGTAATCTGGATGCGTCCGTTGACGAAATCTTAGAGCCAACTCAAGACGAGAGCGAAGAGATCGAAACGGCGGAAGCGGAAGACGCGGATAACGAATTAGAGTTGGACGCGGAATATGATGACGACGACCTAGTAGAGGCTAGTGATACAGCCAATCTCATCACCGTCAAAGTGAACGGCAAGGAAGAGAATTGGACACTGGATCAGCTTAAGCAATCTGCGGCGGGTCAGGGTTACATCAACCAAAGAATGCAAGAGGTTGCGAAGCTTGAAAAGCAATACAAGGCGCAATCTGACGCATTAACCCAGCAGCAACAGCAAGTGTTGGCGCTTTATCAGCAAGCACAGCAAGGCGGCGTGCAAAAGCCTACCCCGCCATCAAAGGAGCTCTTTGACACCGACCCTCTCGGTTACATGGAGGCTAAAATCCAATTTGATGAGCAGGCGGCTCAGTACAACGCGCACTTGCGCCAAATCCAAGCCATGCAACAGCAACAAGCTCAGGCGACGCAAGCGCAACGCCAGCAGCATTTGCAGCATCAGGCTGAAGTGCTCAAGGAGCGTTTGCCGGAAATCGCAGACCCGCAGAAAAGCGAAGCGATCAAGGCGTCTCTCATGGAAACCGGGGATTACTACGGTTTTACCGAGCAGGAAATGGGCGCAGTGACGGATGCTCGATACATCCTGGCGTTGAATGACGCAGCAAAATATCGGGCGCTCGTAAACAAGCGTGCGAAGGCCACCTCACAGCCCAGTGAGAGCCTCACCCCGGTCAAGGCCGGAGCTAAGAAGCGTAGCAACTCAGGCAAAACTGCAACTCGCAAGAAGGCGCAACAGCGTCTGCAGAAGTCTGGCTCAATCAATGACGCGTTGGGCCTCATCTTAAACAGCTAACCTTGAAGGGGTAAAAAAATGGCTCAGCCATCAAACACATTTGACAGCTACGACGCTGTCGGGATCAAAGAGGATCTGCGCGACGTTATCTATAACATCTCGCCAGAGGAAACGCCGTTCTATACAAAGTCGCGCAAAACGACTGCGTCTAACACTCTGCACGAGTGGCAGACTGACGCGTTGCGTGCGGCGGCGGCAAACGCTCACGTCGAAGGTGACGCAACCACAGCGGAAGCTCGCACCGCGACTACTCGCTTGGGCAATTATACGCAAATCTTCAAAAACGCCACCACCGTGCCAGACACCGATGAAGGTCTGGATAAGGCTGGTCGCGCGAAGGAAGTCGCGTATCAAATGCTGAAGACGGCCAAAGAGCAGAAGCTGGACATTGAGAAGGCTCTCTTTGACAGCAACGCGCGCGTGGCTGGAAACGCAACGACAGCTCGCGAGCTGGCGGGTGTTCCTGCGTGGATCAAGACCAACCAAGCAAATGTCGGCGGCTCAGGCGGTGCAGCTCCTGCTGGCACTGGCGCAGACACGCGTACAGACGGCACGCAAACCGTTTTCACCCAGGCTGACTTTGACACCGTCATGCAGTCCATCTGGGAAGAAGGCGGCACGCCTGACACATGCTACCTGTCACCGTTCCAGATGAATAAAGCCTTGGGCTTTACTGGTAACAACAACCAGCGTGCGAACGTGGTTGCCGGCGACGAGCGCGTGGTCAACTCTCTGTCGGTCTACCTGACGCCGTGGGGCCAAGTTGCGTTCCAGCCGTCGCGTTTAGTCCGCTCCAGAGACGTGCTGATCATGCAAGACGATATGTGGGAAGTCGCAGTATTGCGTCCAACCAAGAACGTCGCCTTGGCGAAAACGGGCGACAACACCACCCGTCAAATCACCACAGAGCTGACGCTCGTGTGCAAAAACGAAGCCGCCAACGGCATCGTGGCTGACTGCACAACATCGTAAGACGATGCTTGGAGGGGGCTTCGCGGCCCCCTTCTTTACAACTACTAGATACTAAGAGCGGTAATATGGTTGGCACGAATAATCAGATCGGCGAGAGCGTAACACTTGACGACGACAAGCTCATCATCAAGCGCACGTTTAACCTCGATGAAACGCTGAAAGACGCGGCATACGCCCGCGAGAAATCAATGAACAGCTTTGGCTCAGATTGGAAGCACGTCGGCGACATACACCCGGCGATGGTAACAAACTGGCTGAAGGAGGCAGGCGTCGCCTGGAGCGATACGGAAGCCGTCAAGGACGTCATTAAAAGAAAGCTGATGTCTGGCGAGTTTTCCAAGCTGCGCGACTGGGAAGGCACCTACTGATGGATAAACGCACCGTCGCATCCGCGCATACCAGAATAGACGGCCTTGAGAAAGAGGTAGTCGAAATGAAAACTGAAATGAAAATCCAATTCAAGGATCTGTACAACAGGCTGAAGCGCATTGAGGGAGTCATGATTGCGTCGGCGGGAGCCATCATGGTGATGCTCGCGTCGGTGCTCGTAAAAATGGGCTAAGGCGATGTTGTGCGCGCTGGTGGCGATCGGTTTCGGAATGCTCCCGCAAGGCGTCATGTACAAGGCGTGCTCCTACAGATGCCCAAAGCCGAGCATCCACTACCACTACCCAATGAAAATACGGACGCACCCGCGCGTGCCCTGCCCGCCATACATCATTGAAGGAAAGCCGACGTGATTGATCCCATCACAGCCATCGCTGGGGCGACGCAGGCTTACAACATGGTTAAAAAGCTTGTTTACGCCGGCCGTGAGCTAGAGGACGTCGCGGGGCAACTCGGCAAGTGGTACGGCGCGGCGGCGGATCTCGGCCGGGCTGAGCAACAACGCAAAAACCCGCCAATCTTTACGAAGCTGTTTTCCTCCGGCTCTGTAGAGCAAGAGGCGCTGCAAATCATCATCCACCAGAAGAAGCTGGCTGAGCAGGAAAAAGACTTACAGCAACTGCTCAACAACCGCTTTGGCTATGGCACCTGGCGCGAAATGGTGGAGCTGCGGCGCAAGATTAAAAAGGAACGCGAGGAGACGCTCTACAAGCAACAGGAGCGCCGCGCGGCCTTCTTTGAAATGCTGCTGTTGATATTGCTGCTCATTATGCTGGCCGCAATCATTGGCGGCGGCACGTGGCTCACTGGGCTTGGCGCGGGGTGGTGGTGATGAGCGACGGCGTGTCAGGCATTGGCTCCGCGCCCTTCAACGTGGGCAGCGACATACACCAGCAAACGCGCAGCCGTGAGCTGATTGAGAAGCACTTTGAGCAGCAGCAAGTGCAGAAGCTGCACCGCAGGACACACGCCCGCGAGGAGGCACTACGCGCCGAGACGGTTGAGCTCACGTATGACCGCGTCGGCAAACTGCAACAAAGCCAAAAAGAGCAAGGCTTAATCATAGATAAAGAGGTTTAAAATGACTGTAGTTATGGAAAGGATTTTGGCGTGGAAAATTATGCCCCGCGTCATGATGCTGGTTATGACAATCATGTATATCCGCGTCATAGAGTGGTTTATGTCGCTCCCCCAGGCTGAGGTTAGCACGCAAGCTACCGCGCTCACAGCGACCGTCACAGGCGCTTTGACGGGTGCCTTCGCTGTTTGGGTGGGGTCGGAGAAATGA